ATGAATATTAATAAATTTACAATCAAATCTCAAGAAGCCATTCAGGCAGCACAACAATTAGCCCAAAGCTTCGGACAGCAGCAAATAGAAAACGAACACATTTTTAAAGCCATTTTTGATGTTGATGAAAATGTTGCTCCGTTTATTTTGAAAAAACTCAATATAAATTTGCCTTTGTTTCAACAAATTTTAGACAGCACAATTCAGAGCTTTCCAAAGGTTTCTGGTGGCGAAATTATGCTTTCCAGAACCGCAAACACAATGCTAAACGAAGCTGAAATCATCGCAAAAAAAATGAACGATGAATTTGTTTCTATCGAGCATTTACTCCTAGCTATTTTTGCCTCAAAAAGCAAAGTAGCCCAAATATTAAAAGATCAAGGCGTAACCGAAAAAGGATTAAAAGCTTCTATTGATGAACTTAGAAAAGGCGAAAGAGTAACTTCTGCATCTGCCGAAGAAAATTATAACTCATTAAATAAATACGCCAAAAACCTTAACGAATTAGCTAAAAACGGAAAACTAGACCCTGTAATTGGACGTGATGAGGAAATTCGTCGTGTATTACAAATTTTAACCCGTAGAACTAAAAATAACCCAATGCTGGTAGGAGAACCTGGTGTTGGAAAAACCGCAATCGCTGAAGGATTGGCTCACAGAATTGTAGATGGAGATGTTCCTGATAACCTAAAAGATAAAATAGTATTCTCACTCGATATGGGAGCATTAATCGCAGGAGCAAAATACAAAGGAGAATTTGAAGAACGGTTAAAAGCTGTGGTAAAAGAAGTTACTGCCGCCGAAGGAGATATCGTTTTATTTATAGACGAAATACACACACTTGTTGGCGCTGGTGGAGGCGAAGGGGCTATGGATGCAGCAAATATACTAAAACCCGCTCTAGCACGAGGAGAATTGCGAGCCATTGGTGCTACAACTTTAGATGAATATCAAAAATATTTTGAAAAAGATAAAGCACTCGAGCGCCGTTTTCAGAAAATTATGGTAGAAGAACCAGATACTGAAAGTGCCATTTCTATCCTGCGAGGAATTAAAGAGAAATACGAAACGCACCATAAAGTTCAGATAAAAGATGAAGCCATTATTGCTGCAGTCGAATTGTCTCAACGTTATATAACTAACCGTTTTTTACCAGACAAAGCGATCGATTTGATGGATGAAGCGGCTTCAAAACTGCGCATGGAAATCAATTCAAAACCAGAAGAATTAGATGTTCTGGATCGAAAAATCATGCAACTAGAGATTGAAATTGAAGCCATTAAAAGAGAAAAAGACGAAAGTAAACTCAAAATATTAGGAATGGATTTGGCAAATCTAAAAGAAGATCGAAACGAGATTTATGCCAAATGGAAGTCTGAAAAAGATGTGGTCGATAATATTCAAGCTATAAAAACAGAAATTGAGGATTTTAAATACGAAGCCGAACGTGCAGAGCGTGATGGCGATTACGGAAAAGTAGCAGAAATACGTTACGGAAAAATAAAAGAATCACAAGAACGATTAGACGTTTTACAAAAACAATTAATAGAAAACCAATCAGGTACTTCCTTAATAAAAGAAGAAGTAACTAGAGAAGATATTGCCGAAGTAGTCGCAAAATGGACAGGGATTCCAGTGATGAAAATGTTGCAAGGAGAACGTGAAAAACTCTTACATCTAGAACAAGAATTACATAGAAGAGTCGTGGGACAAGAAGAAGCCATAGAAGCCGTGAGCGATGCAGTTCGTAGAAGTCGTGCTGGTTTACAAGACTTAAAAAAACCAGTTGGAACCTTTCTTTTCTTAGGTACAACTGGTGTAGGAAAAACCGAATTAGCAAAAGCACTAGCCGAATATCTTTTTGATGATGAAAATGCCATGACTAGAATAGATATGAGCGAATACCAAGAGCGTCACAGTGTGAGTAGGTTAGTTGGTGCGCCTCCAGGATATGTAGGTTATGACGAAGGAGGTCAGCTTACGGAAGCCGTTCGTAGAAAACCATATTCTGTAATTTTATTAGATGAAATTGAGAAAGCACATCCTGACACTTTTAATATTCTATTGCAAGTATTAGATGAAGGACGATTAACAGATAATAAAGGACGTTTAGCCGATTTTAAAAATACCATTATTATTATGACTTCTAATATGGGAAGCCAAATAATTCAGGATAAATTTGAGAATCTCAAAGGAAGTCTCGATGCTGCAACTGAAGCTGCAAAAGTAGAAGTTCTAGCCTTGCTGAAACAAACCGTTCGTCCAGAATTTATTAATCGTATCGACGAAATTGTAATGTTTACACCACTTACAAATGCTAATATTGCCCAAATTGTAGGTTTACAACTCAAATCGGTAACTAAAATGCTAGCATTACAAGGAATAACTATGGACGCTACTCCAGAAGCGATTACTTATTTATCTGAAAAAGGGTATGATCCCCAATTTGGTGCTAGACCAGTAAAGAGAGTTATACAACGTGATGTATTAAACCAATTATCGAAGGAAATTTTAGCAGGAACTATAGCAACCGATAGCATTATTTTATTAGATGCTTTTGATGGAAAATTAGTTTTCAGGAACCAATCTAATACCATTTAAAGTTTAAATTTACTGGGATAAAAAAATATACAGTTTGTCATTCCGAGGAACGAGGAATCTCATCAAGTTATTCAAATTATGAGATTCCTCGTTCCTCGGAATGACAACATCCTCAATAAATATTCCAGTATTTTTAAAGCTAAATTGGTATAAATAATTTTTTTAGCTGTCTGAAAAGTTTTTTTTCGGACAGCTTTTTTTAGAATACTCGCATTAGTAAATTAAGGTAAGTAAGGGCACTAAATTAATATAAACAATACACATAAACCAAAAAAGGTCGAAAAAACCAACAAAATCAATACTTCATAACTAAAAAGGTCTAAAAAATTATAATTTTGAAATGTACATTTAACTACCATTAACTACTATTTAAGTACCATTTAATAAAAGATTAATTACGCTTATAAGACACTTACTACCACTACAGGGTACAAATGTACTTAAAACTACTATTTACAAGCCATAACGAACAAAAAAAGCATAAAAAAAGCCACCTATTGAGTGGCTTTTTTTATGCAATACCATGAAATCACAAAAACAACAAAAAAGATACTTTTTTAGTAATGGGTTCATAGTTGCGTTCATAGTTGGGTTCAAAATTTTGATACCAAAAGTATATACAAAATAACCCCATAATTACCAAAAACATATACTAACTAACCATAAAAAGGCAGTAACTAACCCCCGTAATTACCTCAAAAATAGATACAAAAAAGATAATTAACTGATTAACAATATATTACTCTAATCGTATAACACCCATAACAATAGAAATAGCGTTTATCTTGGATTTATGAAGCGAAAACGGTCTATATTTTTCGTTATCACTCACTATCATAACATGATCGTCGTCTGGACCAATATCTATTCTTTTTATGATAGCACCTTGCTCAGTATCGAGTACATAAACTTTATTCCATTGAAAAAATAAATCGTTTAACTGTAGCTTCTTACAAGCAACAATATCACCGCTGTTATATTTAGGATACATTGAGGATCCTTTTACTTGAATTAAAAAATCAGCTCCTTTAAATGTTGGAACCGAAAAATACTCACAATCTAATTCTAGTACCTGGGTTTCGCCACCACCATAACCAGCCATTGCCTCAATTGGGATTAATGGAATACCTTCTTTTGGTTTACTTACTGTATAATTCTCTAACAAATCTTTAACCTCGTATTTCAACTCCGAAATTGCATTTTCTGCACGATCAAATTTCTTTGAGGTTTTTAACATGGATCCTTTTCCTGTAAGCAACCATTCTGAATTTACATCATCATTTGTTGATATTATTGCATTCAAAACATCAAAACTAGGGCTTGATTTTCTTCCTGATACAATATTAAATACTACTTGTGCAGAATACCCAATGCTTTCAGCAAATTTTTTTTGATTATCATTATATTGATTTTCAATAAGATGCGATATTCTTTCGTTAATATTCAAAATATTATTCATCATTTGTTGTTTTAAATAAACATTTGTTTATATATTTGCATAACACAATTGGTAAAAATAGTTAAAACAAATAGTTTCAAACGCAAAGATATGAAAATACTAATCCATCCCGACTTAAAAAATGACATCGCAAAAGAATTTAAGACATCAAATCAAAATGTACTTACTAGCTTAAGTTATTTCAATAATTCTCAAAAAGCGCAAGCCATTAGAAAACGTGCTAAAGAATTATTACTAGCTGAAGCCGAAAAAGTGCAAATAGAAAAATTTGTTATAACCGAAAATTAAAACAACATGAAAATAGAGATTAAACACCTATTAAACGCAGATTATGCAACTGGAATTGAGTCAACACAAAAAACATGGAGAATATTTGGGATAGTTGTATGGCAAAAAACACACTACTACCCCAAATTAAAAGAATTTGAAATCTTATTTAAGTTTTAAAATATGCCAACATTAAGCACATGCCTTTTTTTAAGCCAATCGTTTAAGATTGATAGAGCATACCTAAAAAAACAATTTGGAATATTAGTTATTCTTTTTGATTACCCCAAGCTTGGCAAGATGTATCAGTCCGTTTATAATTTCTTTAGCAGGTGTGTCTGTTTTTTCAGAAAACCTTTCAGTTAGCATTTCGGTCAGATCACCCAGCGGTTCGAGTTGTTCTGGTGTAAGTTGTTGCTCTATTTCATTTACATAATGGGGTATTGCCATATTAACAAGGGGTGTACCAATAAACATTTCGAGTTTGTCCCAAAGTTCATTTTCCATATTACTATTATTTAATTGTTAGAACTATAAATATAGTAATTATCTCCGATACAGCGTTAGTCGCCTACAAGCGCAAGGTTCAAGTCCTTGGTCGGAACAAATTTTAAATTTCAAACTATGAAAACAATTTTAAACATTACAAATTTGGTAGGCACTATGATTATAATACCTACCGATAAAGAAGATTTTAGATCAGTAAGCGACAATGTTATTAAGGCATTACTATCGGCCCTAAATCAAGTTCCGGAAAGTCAAGAATGTAATTCAAATAAATTGAAGCCGCCTGTTTCCAACCCTGAAAATTCAAAGTAGGATTTTCTGCAATTGATTTTTCACAAGCAAAAAGAAATTTCTCGTTTTGAATATCCGAAAGCAAAACGCCTCTTTCTGACAAAACTTGGGCGTGAATTTTTAGTACATCATCCATATTACTATTATTTAATTGTTAGAACTGTAAATATAGTAATTACTCCCGAGTGGCACACTCCCAGTTTCGAGTACTGGGCGGGAACAAAAAAACATAAAAGTTATGAGTAAGGAAACTCCATACGAATATTACGATAAAAAACTAGGTGTAAAAATCAAGTTTTTAATTAGCGACCTAGACCGTAAGCATCCTGATAGTTTGTATCTGTTTAAATATATGACACTTTACAAAAGAATGAAAAGCAACAATGCCTGCGAACAAGAACTACGTAGAAGTTGTTTTGGCAGTGATTCACTTGTATTGTTTTCGTCATTAGATCGTGAAACTAAAGATGCTATCGTTTTCAAGTTTGGAAAACCACAAGAAGAAATAAAAAAGAGCTGGTTTGCACAGCATTATATGCCAGATAGATTGGCTTACGATTTTTACTTAAAGCATACCTACGGTGAAGACAACAAAAAATTAGATTTAAAATATGTAGAGACATACACATTTAACGCATCGGTAATGAATACTGTTTTAACAATGAAAACAAACCGAAAAGCATATATAAAAGCACTCGGAATAACTACAGTTGATATTTGGCAAAGTTTATCTAACGATGTAAATGCTTTTCGTGAAGTAGAACACAATTTACCACCATCAAAAGACGGTTTGCGTAGAAAAGTTACTCAGTACGCTAAAGAAGGTTATATGGCAATTATATCCGACAAATTTGGAATGCAAAATGCACTTAAAATAAAAGAAAAAGAGCAAATGGCATTACTAGATGAGTTAATTGCAAAACATACAAACCTTGATAATGTACTGATTGCTAATATTTACGAAATGGTAGCCACTAGAATGGGCTGGCAAACTATAACTGCTCAAACGGTTGGTAATCGCAAAAAAGAAAGTAATCTCATTACTTATGCGGGTAGAAATGGGGTTTCGGCATTATCTAATAAAATACTAATGCAACACAAACGTACCAAACCTACAGCACCTATGTTGTACTGGACGCTAGACGGTTGGGACGCTGAATTAATGTATCAAAAAACAATTGTAGACTCGAAAGGATACACAACTACAACTTATCACAACAGATTAACGATGGTTGTTGTACTAGATGCTTATAATAAATATCCTATCGGTTACGCAATTGGTTCTCACGAGACACCAGAACTGATAAAAGAAGCTATGCGTAATGCTATTAATCATACTGCTGAATTATTCGGACAAAGATTTAATCCGCGCCAGTTACAAAGTGATAATTACCAAAGCAAAACACTAACACCAGTTTATGAAGCGTGTACAAAATATTACACCCCTGCAAAGGTTAAAAATGCAAAAGCGAAAATTATTGAGCCTTATTTCAACCACATAAACAAAACCTATTGCCGATTAATGGACAACTGGTCTGGTTACAATGTAAATAGTGGGTCTAAAAATCAGCCTAATGATGAAATGCTAAACAAGTTAAAAAAATTCTTTCCAGACGAACAAGGTTGTCGTGCGCAACTAGAAAGTATAATAAGTGCTGAGCGTTCTAAAAAAGGAAAAGAGTATTTCGAAAATTGGCAAAATGTTCCAGAAGATTTAAAGCTTCCTATGTCTCAAGAGAATTACTTATTAGCACTCGGGAAAGACACAGGCAACACAAACAAATTAGAAGGTTCTGGACTGCATGTGACTATTGAAGGTATGAAGTTAACTTATGATTGTTTCGATTTGAATTTCAGAAAACAATTACACCAAGATTGGAAAATCATATATGATGCTCAAAACATAAACCAAGTTTTAGCAGTAAGCCCCGATTCTAAGCATCGTTTTATGCTAGAGAGAAAATACATACAAGCCATGGCATTAGATGACCGTAAAGAAAACGATGCAATAGAGCTGAAACGAATAGATGACTTTAATGTGAAAGCCATCGAGTACATCACCGAAGAGCGAAAAGAAAACGCTTCTCTCATAGAGAATTTATTCCAAAACCCATTACTAAGCGATACGCTGGCAAAACATTTATTAGTCGATTCGAGAGGTCAGCATAAAGACCAGAAAAGTAGGCAACGATTAGAACACAATGGCGAAAAGGTTTTAATAAAACAAGAAACTGCCATCAAAAAGAAAGCCGAAAAGACTTGGCAAGATGAACAAGACGAATATATAAACCAAAAAATAGACATAAACAAATACTTGCAAATATGACACCAACAACCAAACAACAAATTGTACAGGAATTAGAATCTTATTTAGTAAAATATAAAATGTCGGCTTCTGTTTTCGTTGCAAAATCGGGCATAAACGAAGCTTATATATCCAATATGAGAAACGGTACTTATATGATAGGAGAAACTGAAATTGCACCAAGATGGTTTGATAAAGTAGCTCAATTTATTGGACTACAACTAACAAAAAGTTACTGGAATCCAGTGGCAACAAATCAAATGAGTGCAATGCTAGCCATCTTGGAAGATTCTAAAGAACACGGTTTAACAAATGTAGTTATAGGAGAAACGGGTTGCGGAAAAACATATACATCAAGTTTGTTTGCTAAAAGTAATCCACACGATTCATTTATTATAAAAGTTGGAAGCTCCGATAACCTTTCGGATTTAATAGATAAGATTTTAGAAAAAGCGAAAATACCACACGCCAAAACAAAATCTAAAAACATAAATGGTATTGTAAAGTTCATGCAAAAGCAAAAGTTTGACGGACAGAAACCACAGTTAATTTTTGATGAGTGCGAATACATGAGGCAACCAACACTGGGAATGATGAAAGAGTTTTACGATGACCTATCAGGACATTGCTCGATAGTCTTAATTGGAACTGACGAATTAATAGATAACCTAGACAAACTTCGTAAACGTAAGAAAGCAGGAATGAGACAATTTTATCGCCGTATCAAATTTGGAATTCGGGTTTTGCCTACCATCGACAAAACGTTTAAAGGGTTTTTAAACACCATTGAAGACAAACCATTAAAAACATTTCTACAAAGAAATTGTGAGAACTATGGCGAATTACATGATGTATTAGTTCCTGCAATGCGTGAAGCAGACAGAACGGGCGAACCCCTAACCGAACAGTTTGTGCGTAAAGTGCTAAACATTCCGAACAACATGTTTGCCTAATGAGTGCCACTAAAAAAGAGAAACCAAAAGTATTACCAAAAGCTTTAACGGTAGCAAACATTATAAATCAAAGGGTAAAAAGAATATTGTTTACGTGGAAGTGGTATGATGCTTTCAAACAACCACAAGACAAAGGTGTCTGGTTTGTTTGGGGTGGTTCTGGAAGTGGTAAGAGTACGTTTGTAATGATGCTTTGTAAAGAAATGGCACTATTAAAACACAAAGTTTTTTTTAACCTACTGGAAGAAGAAACAGATGATACCGATTTTATAGAACGGGTAGATATGTTAGAAATGAATGATGTAGAAGATTGTTTTTTGGTCAAAACATACAACTATGATGAAATGATTATTTATTTAAAAAGGAAAAACAGCGCAAAAGTAGTAGTCATAGATTCCGCCACATATTTCTTTGAAAGTTTTGAACAATACCAAAATTTTAAGAAAATGTTTAGAGACAAAATAATAATCATTACGGGGCACGCCCGAGGGAATAACCCAAAATTTGAACTAGAAGATAGAATAAAATTTGATGCTAAAATGAAAATATTTGTCAATGGATATTTAGCCTTGTGTAAAGGTAGGACGATTGGTCCAAACGGCGGAAGATTTATTATATGGCAAGAGGGTTACGACAAAGCAAACGGAAGTTAAACAACAACTAAAAAGTAAAACCATGAGCAAGATTTTAAAATTTTTAAAGAAAACGCCCGAAGATTACGAAACAGCCTTTTTTAAAACCTACTTACACTGGTGTATGGCTTTTGCTACAAACTACGGCAACGATTTGCAAAAAGTAGTAGCCAATAGTAGTATCAGTAAATATTATAATATGGAATATGCAAAATGCGAGGCTAAATTTTTAGAACTCATTTCGTTTTACCACACCGAAATAGGCATCACACCAAAAGAAGCGCAAAAATTATACGACAAGTGCATTTTTGATATGAATAATAGATTTTGTAAACCGCTAATAGACCAAGCTAAAAAAACCAACATATACCATGATATTACAAAAAATTAGAACCAAGATAAACCAGTTAGAACAATCGCTAATACACAACCCAAACAACCCCGAACGTGCCGCCATAGAAACTGATTTGCGAAAACTAAAACAAGAACTACAAGAACAAGAATCACCACGTACTTTCGAGCGAGACACTTTCGATATTAGCGAACAAAAACTACACAAAAATGAGTAATAGAAGATTAGAAATTCTAGAAACGAGATCAGAAATTCTAGAAACAGTACTTCGGTATGATTCCGAAAAGAAAGGGAAATTTACCGTAGGCGAACGAATCATGATTAACCAGGAGCGCGCCCATTTGTATAAGCAAATGGGAGATCCGGAAGTTGATAATTACAACCAATCGCTCGCAATTGAAACTAAAATATACAAGTGCCTAGCACTTATAAGACAGGAGAACTGGAAACCCAAGCCCTTTGTGCCAGAATATTAAACACACACACACAATGAGTATTTTATTTTATATACCACCGATACCAAAAGTTAAAAGAATTTTGAAGCCCAGAAAAAAGGTAACACCTTTTAACAACCGAAGGTACAAGTTGCATCAAAAAGTAAAAGGCCTATGTGATTTGAGAGTAAAAGAAAGAACAATAATCATAGGCAATTCAATACCAATAATAGATAAATATATTATCGAATTACAAACTAAATTTCAATACAACATACAATCTGAAATATTTGATGCCAATGATATTGAAGTAAAAGAACCGGAAACAGTAACAAATTAAATTTAAAAAAATGAGTGCAGAAACACAACAAATCGACATCAAACAACTATCTCCAGAACATAGAAAAGCATTAAAAAAACAACTGGCACAGGAAGAAAAAATAGAGAAGCAAAACACCGCCAAACAGCGTGAAACTTTAAAACAGTTTAAAGACGATTTTACTATTGCCGAAGTAGAAGAATTTTTGCCAGTTCGAGACAACATTGAAATATTAATAGCTCGAGCATTCGAGAATCATAAACCTATATTAGACTTGGAATGTGAACTTAATGGCGAAGCAATTTTAAACCAAGACAGCCACAGTAATAGCTTAAAAGACGGCTCATATAGTTTCTCAATAGGCTATAATATGACCGATACCTTTGACGGTAGCGAAGGACTAGGCGTAGAAAAAGTAAAACAATATATAGACTCACTAAAAGGCGAAGATATTAAAACACAAAATCTTGCCAATGCCTTAAATATTTTTCTAAAACCACAGCCTATAACAGGAATGTTAAACCCAAATAGCTTAAAACAGCTCTCAAAACTTCGATATGATTACGATGACGAACTATTTACCGAAGGCATCGAAATTATAGAAAAGGCGGCAATTAAAGTGCGAAGCTCGCAATTTATAGAAGGTTGGAAAATGGTAACTATGCCTAACGGACAGTTTAAGAAAGTAAAATTCAGATTTTCTATCTAATGAAAGAATATATCAACCACTTAATATTCTGCTTTAAGCACAGATTAAGATTTTAGTTAGGTTAGTTGGTCTCCCGAGTAAGCTCATAGGAAGAGCTTTGGAAGAATGTGTTATCGTTAAATCTTTTCTCAGGATACTTTTTAACACAGGACAAGGTTGCAGGTTCGAGTCTTGCCTCGGGAACAAATTTTAAAAACAAGAAAGATGGCAATTAAAACTTATAAATTCGATTATAACATTGGAGAAGCTTTTGCAGAATTTAAGGTAGATACCGAAATATTTACGGAAGAAACTGCAAAATTATTACTTGACTTTTTTGGTTGGAATTACGAAGAAGACACCATTATTGATGACTTATTAAAAAAATATGCGATGAAAGCTATTTCGGTAGCGACTTCGAACAGTTACAATGAATTTGGTGTAAAAAGATGGTTCGAAGAACAAGAAGGTTTTTTAGCATTAGATGGAAGTCAAGGTATTGAATTGATTCACGTTTCAGAATATGAATTTGATGCAGACTTATTAGAGGTTACAGCGAACTAAAACAAGGCGAACTAAAAATGACAGCAACACTCGAAAAACCAATCACCCCATTCCAAATAAAACGCATCATGCAAAACTGCTCTTACCAAGTCGAAACAAAAAACGAATGGGTACAATGGGTAACTGGAGACGTTAACCGCACCAGTCTAAAATCTATTACTCACGACCAAGCGGTTAAAATTATGCTGGCACAAACAGGCTCTACACTGCTAAGCGAAGCCAAAGAAAATTGGGGCTATTTCGACAACCAAAACAGCCAGCACCGCTACATAACTGTATTACTCCGTAACGCCGATATTGTAGTAAAAAGCAATAAGTGGGGCGAGGTGGCCGATATGGAGGGTTGGTTTTCTAAATTCCTACAATCTAACCGATGCCCAGTAAAAAAGCCACTCAAAAAAATGACCCCTAGAGAAGTTTCAAAAATAATAACAGCGCTCGAGGGTGTGGCTCTTTGGAAAAATTCAATTTAATATGGTACATATTGTAATATCAGCCCTCTTAATTATTAGCCCAATTGCAGTGTTAATTAGGATGTATTATCTAATTAAAAGAAAAACAGAACAAGACGACTGCCGCCACAAAAACACCTTTACTGCTGTAGCGCATGTAGTAGTAACCTGCGAAACGACCACAATAACCTGTCTAGATTGTGGTAAAAAATTAAAAACAGAAACGGATTGCAGATGAGTAGTAAGAAAATACAATATTATCAAAAATTTTGGAACAAATTAGACCTTGAGATGAAGCGGGATTTATTGAGAAAGTATTATCCAAATCCACAGAATAGATGGTCAATTACTAAAGAAATGATGATTGAAATTTACAAACAGGAAATTTATAATTATTTAAAACCAACTGCAGATGACAAAACCAATATTAGAACAAAGTGAATTAGAAGATTTAGGATTTAATTTTAAGGGAAGGCTTCCACTTGATAACGGGGATTTTTTTAGATGGTGGAGCTTTAGAAAAAACGACTCTGAAATTCATATTACATACGAGTTCAACAAAAAAGATGAGTTTATAAGCGGTTATGTTGACTTCAACTGCGAAAAACTAAAGGGCAGATTACTTACTAAAAAAGATATTCAACTATTAATCGAAATTATGTAATGAAGATAGAACTTAAAATAACAAATTATCAATTATCCTTTTTAAATGAATTTATAGCTAATAATTTGCCAGTTCAGATTGTCAACCAAGAAAAAGAAGTAAAAAGCCTGTTTTACTTAATTACTGAAATTGCGACTAAAATACTCAAAAAAACAATAGATAAAAAAGGCATTTCAAAACCATTTAAACTGCCTTTAAAATATTATGAAGCCTACGCCTTACATCAATTTATATTAACCTTTATAGATTATGAAGCAGGGGAAAATAAGCGAGTAACACGAGAAATTTTAGGCAAAATAAACAAAGAACTAACTTAGTATGTACATCAACCAAAAACGAAAAAAAGCCCTCGAAAAAACAGAAAGCATCTACGACTATGAGGCACGACTAAAAAAAGAAGCTATCGAAATTTCAAAGAATTTCGTACACACAAAACCAGTTAAGTATTTACTAAAATAGTATAAAATGGAACTAGCAACCTATAAAGTAACCTTTAAAGAAACCAAGGACGAATGGATTTTTCAATACCGAAAAGAGGATGGTATTATTTACAATTTTACAAATTTAAAAGGCAATAGAATCCTTAGTTTGTTAGATAAAAATCAATTCCCTGGCATTATAAGTAGGATTGAAGATTGGGAAAAACTAAAAGGCATATTGACAATAGAACTCAAGTTAGATGATTATAGTTTCGAGACCTTTTGGAAAAAATACAACCTCAAGCAAAAAAAAGAGCTTTGCGAAAAGGCTTATGAAAAATTATCTTTAGTAGATAAAATAAAATGCTTTGCAAACCTACCGTTATATGATGAATTTCTTTTGAAAACAAAGCAAAACAAAGCATTAATGGTAACCTGGATAAACCAAAAAAGATATAACGACGAATTCGTTTAAAATAGACTGCAGAATACTAACAAAAAATTAACCAACTTCTAGTTTATGGACTACTATTCGGTTTTGACCTGCCCTTAAAACTTTTAAGGTCAGCTTTTCATCATCATCTGGGTTATCGACTTCAACTAGCATCTCGCACAACGTTTCGCAGATAAGCGAAGGCAATTGCCGATAAAAACTAAACATTAAATTAATCATAAATAATAACAAAATGAAACAAAACTTTAAATTTAAGACCCAATCAATTGCTTTTGCTTATGTGCTGTTAGCAGTTGTTTTTTTAATCGGATGTGAAAGTCCAAAAGGAGAAAGTTCAACCGATACAGGTAAAAGCTACACTATTAAAGTTGTAGATAGTTGCGAATATATTGAATGTGACTATGGAATATTTGACCACAGAGTTTATTCCTTAACTCACAAAGGTAATTGTAAATTCTGTTTACAACGTTTGGCAAAATAACTGCTAACTGTCAGCTAGCCGCCGTTTTTTTATGGCGACTAGCGCAAGTTATATTCGCAATTGCAGGATGATAAATAATTTTAAACTCAAAACCCACTTCAAAAAAGTGGGTTTTTTTATACCAAAAAAGTTTTATATTTTTGCCTATATGTCTATATCCTTAAACAGAAGCCTTGGAATACAAAGAAATAAGCTGTTACGATACAAGCTTATTAAGGAACTGTACCAAAAAACTATTTCGGAACATCCACATACACCACTTACTCAAATACACAAACAATATATTTTCCCTGTTTATCCTATCTCTCGTACTACTTTATATCAAGTTTTGTTTACGCCAATTACCTCTGAATTGAAAAACATTGAAGACGTCATAAATTCTCAAACTAAATTATTTAGTTAAACATTAGTCATTCCAATAGCGTAGGTAACTTCATACTCTTGTATTCCATCATCACGCTTTACTTTTCGCATGGCTGTTCGCATCATAGCACCAGCAGAACCACCCACCGCAATACCATGTAACTTTTCGTGTACGTTTTGTACAATGTCCCAAATACTCCACGCTTGGTCCTTTTGCGTTTGTGGTGCTCTAGCACTGGTGTTAGTTAGTCTTAAGTTGGCAATACTTATAACAATTGCACCTGTTGCCATTTGGCGATTTTGAGGCATTGCAGTTCTGTCTTTACCAATGTTGCTATATTGCAAGTTTCCCAAATCTATCAAAGCTAAAGGGAATTTCGTGGGAGGATTTGGCGAATAATCGTCAAGTTGCCCCCAATCTTCATCTACATATTTCAGCTCTGGAATAGTACTTAATAAATTTTGAATGCTTTGTAAAACTATTTTACTCATTTTCTGTTTTTTAATTGATTTTTGAAATTGATTTTTGCCGTTGCTATTGTTTAAATTTATTAAAAATTGTTTTTCCAATTTCTTCCATATTTTTATTAACAACGTGTTCGATGCGTTGCCTAACTTGTGGGTGATCGCCTATAAATTGCCTTTGCTTTATTTTCATTTTGGCACCTACTTTTTGCAAGGCTAAATTTTTCCACATTAAAGCTTCTGCAGATAGTCGTCTGTTTCTTTCTGTTTTTGCGGCCGCTTTGCTTCTTACATTAAACAAGATCGCGTTAGATGACTCGTAAAACATCGCCCAAAAAAAACGTTTCATTTTTTCAGTTACAATAATTTCGCCACCTTGATTGTGTAAACTAGCATACGGTAAACTACTGCTCCAAGTTATTTGGTTTTTGGTTTGTTTGCATTGTATAGATCGGCGTAACTTACCAGTACGCATCATTACACTACCACGCTTATTAGGTATGGCAGTATTTTCCCACGATTTACCAAAAAACGATTTTCGTTCAAAGTTTTTGTCGAATTCATCGGTTAAGTCAACACGCAAATCCGATAGAATATTTTTTATAAAGTCTTGCATTTAGAATTAAAAATTTAGAATTAAAAATTGTTTGTATGTTTACGGTCTTAACAACAAAAAGGACATCATGAGTATATTTGAAACTTCAAGATTCTACGAATATCATCCAGAATTTTTCACCGAATCTTCTAAGTATGAAAACGAGTACGAGAATCATAATTTCTACGCATTTATAGACGACCTCCGTTCTTTAGGTCATAATATTGGTCTAAGGATAGTGTTAGCGGACACTCGTTATGGCTGTTTTCCATTTCCTTTATTAGAGACTTATACAGACGAGTGCGTGTCTCTTTTGCAAAATCAGGCCGACAACCTGTTTTCAAAAAAGCCTTTAGTCCTAAATACAAAAATTCGGAATAAGTTTGTTTGTTTTCAAGAATCTGTTCTCGTAGATGTTGCAGTACAAGCCAAGTACTGGTGTGTAAAACCGCAAAATTAATTGGTTTCACTTCCTCCACCGGCAACATCACTTCGTAAGTATTTAGAAAATTTTCTGATACTTGTGAATTGCCTTCCATATCCTGAATGTCATACGATAAGACTAATTTTAATTTTTTGTTTTCCATTTTATTGTTGTTTTAAAATTGTTTGTATATCAAAAAGTTTTGTATATTTGTACTGAAATAGTCTTATTAGTGCGTTGGATTGCATATCCTTCTCCACACTGATAGGGCTATTTTAGTTTTTCTACTATCGAATAAAAAGAATTTCTATTTTCTTGATATTTAATTATGATATAAGAATCTTCTTTATTTATTTGTGTTTTCAAATAATGGTATTCTACACTTCTCCCTTTACTGTCTTTATCTGATTTCACAAATTCAGAATCCTTTATTAAGCTTTCAATATTTTTTACCGCTTTGTTCTTTTCTAATATAAATTTGTGTGGCTGATTTAACGCTTCTTTAATTCCAGTACTTGTGAAAAGTATAGGTTTTTCAATATTTGGATGTTTTACAGTTTTACCTATAAGATTATCTTTTGCCCATTCTTTTATATCAATTCGGCTTTGTTTGATTGCTTTACTTGTGTTCTCTTTTTGAATTTCTTCTATAATCTTACTCGCTTCACATTTACTTTTTTCAGCCGACAGTATTAATACTGGTGCGCCAATCAATCCTGTTACTGATAACTTGCCATCGCCAGTACAACGGTTTGCAAAAAGCGGATGCTTTGGCGGAAATAGTTTTTTATCTGCACCAGGATTAAACCTAAATATCTCTAATCGGTTCTTACCGTCTTTGCCAATTTGTGTGGTTGCAGCTTCGCCTGCTTTAATGCTTTTTTCAGAATCACTCAAAGGATATTTATCTTTGAGAACCTCTATAATAGTACATCGACAGTTCCAACCGTTTGGTGGTGTGTATGAACCCCAAAAAGGATCGCTTTTAGGAAGTGTGGTTTCGTTAAGTTTTTCATGGTCTTGTCGTACTCTATTGTCGCCTGCGGTACGATATTGCAAATAGTATCTATCATTATCACTAAATTCAGCCCATTTTGAAGCCATTTGCGACGAACCAACCGCAAACTCGTATTCTGCTTCTAAATAATTTTTATTGTATGTTAGATTCAGTTTGTCAAATTCATTAGATAATTGGTTAAATGGTTTTAAATTCCCATTCTCATCTAACAATAATTTTGAAGCTTCAAATAATTGCGCATGGGTTTTTAAGCCGCCAAAAAGGAAAGCATCACTTTGTAAAGCGGTTCGCATTTCGTTTGGCATATCGTTATCGGTAATTGCAAAGTTGAACACATCATAGGTTTGATGAATCAAATCTTGATAAACTTTTTCAGTTTTCAAATCCTGTGGCTTGTAATTGCCTATTTCATGCAAACGTTTAAAGGCGCTTTTACCAGCGTTTAAAAGTTGCTTAAAATCATCACTAATTGATAAATTTAATAGTGTAGCTTTATCTTTGCAATCATCGCAACCACAATTGTACAAACTCGTTATGCGTGAGTGAAACGCCCCAAAATATTCAGGGCTTAAACGAAAAAACGCTCGTAGTCTTCTAAGTTTAATTTTGTTCCTGACGCAGATTGCGGTTTTACTTCTTTTACTTCAATACCAAACGTGTCTTTTATCCAAACGGGATCTACTTCAACATTTTTGAATTTGTCGGCTTCGGTTGTCATTTTCCAAAGTTTATCTAAATCTTCAGCGGGCGGATAAGTGTAAACAGCATCTTTTGTAACAACACCTAAAACTTTAAGCGCTGGAATAATAGTTGTATTCCAAGTTTGCTCAATAAGCGACAAATCACTATCAATTAAATCTTGCAAGATTCCAATAGAGGTTTTTTCTTTACCATTAGAACCGTTCTTGGTGTCTTGACCTACAACAGCTCCAGAGATTCCCATTGATAATTCATTATTACAAAATTGCATTAGGTTTTTATATACATCACCATTGGTAGAAACACCTTGTGCAAACTCGAAGGTTTCATTTTCGTCAATAATAAACCACGCTGCAGACCCCATGTCTTTCAACATTTTTTCACCACGAGCCACCATAGTCCTGTCTTGCGTGTTTGTTTTTAACACTCGAGGCGGAATGCCATATATTTCGCATAGTTCAGAATAACAACTTTGTGCAAATCGTTTGAATAAAACGTGAGGCACACATCCGTCTAGCAATCCGAAATCTTTATTGTTTCCAAATTCAATGAGCCAAGAACCGTATTCTTTTTGCAAGCGATATTCTATTTTTTTATCATCGGTATAATCTTTAAAAATATAGCCGTTTACAGGGTCAACATTTTGCCTAGGTATTAAATTAAAAACCAAGCGACCATTTACATAATCGAACTCACCAAGTGAATGTCCGTAATAAACAGTTTGTAAAATGGCTTTATTGACTTGATAAATGAATTTTTCATTTTGCAATAAACTGGTTAAGTCTTGGTCTAAATTTCCTTTCAAATCTTTTATTAAAAAAGGTTGTGAAAGTGTTTTTAGCATTCGGTTATTAATTTGACTTTGCAAATGCAAATCGACTATAATGTTATCCAATAGGTTGTACCAAGGATAACGCTTTGGATTGTCTGCATTTAAAAACATATTCTTAGCGTCAGTATAATTCTTAATGTCTTGACGGGTTTGCGAAATGGTTTTAGGTGCAATAGTAGGAACATAACTATTTGCTTTTTTTGTTTGTGTAATAGTTCCTGTTCCTGCTGCTAAAGTTGTTGTGCCAAAAGCAATATTTATAATGTCTTGAAATTTCCCCATCTTAATAATCGTGATTAAATTTTGTTCTTGAACCTGAACTAAACGGCTTTCTGTCTTCGGTTTCTTCAATATTTATTCTAGGTAGTGAGGTTAAAACCACCGTACCTTTTGCTAATTTTGTAAACCAATCAATCGCCCTATCGTATCGCTCTTTGGCCTGCTCGTAAATAAAATCTGCATTACACAAAACAGCGATATGAAACTTGGCCAAAGTCAAACAATGCTGTAATATCAATGAATTTCTATCTAGTCCTGTTTGGCTAAATATCACTTCAACATTATAAACAATGCGTCCGTCGAAAGTTTTTAAACTATTCACATTTGCAGTCAGATAGCTTTTTGCTTCTTCTATTGCAGCACCTAATGCTTGTGATACTAAATCATCGTTACCTTCGGTAATTTCTTCTACTTGGTAAGCATAAATTACACTTCCTAAATCTTCTTTTTCTAAAAACATAATTTAATATTTACGTGAGCTTCTTTGTCCTACAACGTAGATGCTATTTTTTTTAACTACTCTGTTTTGAATGAGCCAACACGCACCTTCAATAGCATCGGGTGCGTCCATTATTTTGGTAGTTGGAGAAACGGCTAGCATCTGGTCGTGAGTTCTTACCATATTTGGTTCTTCTTTTTGGTCTACATTAAAAATTAAGCGTCCTAAGCGATTGTGCGGTTCTAAGGTTCCTTCTATTCTAAAAAACTTGTTAGGCTTGCGTCTGCTATCGGGAGTAATTGGAATTGTAAAGCCGTTTTCTCTCGAACGTTGGTAAATCAACGGTAAAAGGACCTGTTCGTAAAATGGATCTTGAAGTGAATTATTTTCAATATATATGCGCTTAGTATCGACTCTATTTATTGTCAAATATTTGTAAGCTTCATACAAGCAATCTACAAATTTGGAATTACTCATAGTATCTACCCACATTTTATAGACATAGTATTTTTGCTGTCTGTATCCTATAATGGCAATCGCTTTGGTCGATGCGTTTCCTTTGTCTTTGTTTGATGTTGAGGGGTCGGCATAAACAACCACGTCTTCACAATATGAAAGTGGCGGACATTTACCATAAGTCAACTCCTTGAAAATATCGCCTTCAGATATTGGATTATTGAAATATTCTTTTTGTGCTGAATTGAATGAAATTGTATTTAAAACCCTATCAATTGAAGCTTCGGTGTTTTTGTTTGGCCATGTGCTTTTACCTTCTTTATCTCGAATGTTTACGATGTCATGATAATCTGCTTTTTTTGCTAATTCCGTTACACAACAAAATTTTGCTATGATGTTTCCGCAAACCATAATTAATAAATGACCCGAGATAGAACGTGTTGGTATTAATGCCTCTTCAATCCATTTTAAACTAGCTTTAATTCTTTCAATATTTCTACATTCTTCATCAGTATCAAAATCATCAATTAGTAGAACGTCTGGACGAACTTCATCTTTACGAGTTCCACGAGGTGTTTGACCTTTCCCAATAGCACGAAATGAAACTCCTTTTCGAGTAACAAATTCGCCAGCTTCCCAATTACCTATACTTTGCTGTTCACCATAATCGTTTATAATTCTATTATTCGCTTCAAGTATTGATTTATAAGGCAAAAGCAAACGGCAAGCATTATCAAAAGTTGATGATGCCATTATGATGTTTTTCTTTTTACCCGTCATTGCTAAGTAAAGTACTTCCATCATCGTTCTACCAGACTTCGATAATTCTCTAGCCCAGGAACGAACCTCAAACCATTCCATATTGCTTAAAACACGCTTTGTTGCTTTGATGTGAAACGGTGCAGGTTCTGAAGTATAAAAGTTTGGAAAGTAATATTTAAACCATTCTTCGGGGTGCGATTCCAGATGTTTAATTCTTTTTGCTTTATCGACCGCACTTTCAGTTAAGTCAACAGGTGTTGCTTTTCGAGTATTGTCCCGAAATTCCTGCCATGCCTTTAAGTAATTTTTATCGGTTTGTTTAGCCATTACTTGATTTTTGAATTAATGTACAAGTCGGCGTAATCGGTTAATTTTTGTGAAAATTCAAAATCAATAGTTCGAATAAAAGAAACAAGTTCCATGCTTGTTGTAATAATTTCGCCTACACCTATTTCTGTTTCTAAACTCTTAATTGATCGGGCATAATCTACAAGTAATCTACCCTCTTGTAGTGTTGCAAGTTTATCATCTCTGCTGTCGAATTTTTCATTTAACAGTCTGATTTGATTAGTCAGTTTGTCAATTATGGTATTCCTTGTAGAAAGAAATGAGTTTTTTTGTTCTCGCCATTTTCCCTCTGTAATCCACTTTCCAATTGTTTTCTCGGTAACCTTTACTTTAATGGCTATCTCCTTTTGGTCAATGTTGTGTTTAATGAAAAGTAATTTTGCATACTCTTTTTCGGTCTCTTTTCTAACTGCCATTTTATACTATTTACTAGCAAAGTTGAACGATTAGAACCTTTTAAAAAAACACCTGTTTACTTGCTTTACAACTATGTTAAGTCTTGCTACATAGGTGTTCGCAAACCGAACGTTTGTTTTTTTCAGAGTTGTGTTTGGCTAATCTTTGTCATCACAAAAAGCAAGAACTGCCTAACTTAATTTTAAAAATTAGCACATGCCAAAACCAATTAATCCATTTATTTTCAATGACGAGGCTATTAAGAACTCTTATGGCTTTTGCATTTTAACCGATGGTATTTCATTAACTCGTTTCAACACGAATCCTGTAATGTTAGACCAACATTATAACTCGACTTGGGCGGTTATTGGAAAATGGGTTGAAGTCGAAAAAACGACTGGCTTGCTAATGGGAAAACCAGTTTTTGATACTGAAGACGAAGACTCAAAAAAGATACAAGGAAAAGTAGAACGTGGCTTTATAAAAGCGGCATCTATGGGTATCGCTTTTAATCGTGAAGATTTACAAATGATTGACGGAGTACTAACGCTTATTGCTTGTGAATTATATGAAGTATCGATAGTTGCAATCCCCTCTAACGCAAATGCAGTTCGATTGTATGCCGAAAATGGCGAATTAATGAAAGAAGAGGAGATTAAAACACTTTGCCTTTCAATCACACCAACAGAAGAAAAAATTAATCTTAATCAAATGAAAAAAATCATTTTAAGCATGGCCACATTAATGGCTTTGGGTTTTAAAGACAACCCTACAGACGGACATGATTCGTCAGATGTTGAAGCAAAAGTTTTAGGCCTTTCACAAAGTGTTGTAGCCTTAACTGCTGAAAACGAAACTTTAAAATTGGCAGCAAAAACCGCTAAAGATGCTCAAGAAGCAGCTGCAAAAACAAGAATCACAACCAAAGTAGAACTGGGAATTACTCAAGGAAAATTTGGAGCCGACAAAAAAGAAGAAATGATCACTTTGGGATTGGCTTCTGAAACTGCATTAGATACCGTAATTGGTTCTATTCCTGCAAAAGCAAATTTTAGCGCTGGAGTTGTAGTTCCTAACGGAAACGGAGCAATACAAGTTGCTACAATGGAAGAGTTTCAAAAACTTTCAATTGAGGCGCAATTGTCATTCAAAAATGACAGTCCAGAAGAGTACAAAAAACTATTTTCTTAATCAATAAATAAAAAACTATGCCAGCAAATTTTGCAGACGTTTGGTTAAATAGAGTTATCCAAAATTTGAGTACACAAAATGTGGCTCCTTGGTTAGATGGTATTCCTGAATTGGATACTACTGTTGCCGAAATGGGCTCGGGTGAAGCTTCGGAAATGAATGTGATTCATATCCCTAGAACCAACTTCAATCCAAATGTATTAGTGAATAACACAGCTTATCCAATTGCTTTACAAGCATACACAGATGACGAGGTTGTTGTTACACTAGATAAGTATGTAACAGAAGTTACAACGCTTTCTGACGATAAGATTATCGGAGCTTCTTATAATGTAATTGATCCTGCTACTAATGGACACGTTAGAGCAATCAATGCTAAAAAATTCAAAAAAGCAATTCACGCTATTGCTCCAACTTCGGATACGGCTAGTACCCCTGTAATAGTATGTACTGGAGACGTAGTAAATGGTTTACCGACACTTCGTTATGAAGATTTGGTTGCTTTGAAGGAAAGATTAGACTTAGACGAAGTTTCTGCTGAAGGTAGACGTTTGGTATTATCAACAACTCATTATAACAATTTGTTGCTTGATAGAAAAAACTTCGGAGACAAGTTGGTAAACTACAATACAGGTATGCCTGCGCCAGTTATCGCTTCATTTGAATTATTTCAATATGCTGGTAACCCCTCGTTTACTTCTGCTGGAGTTAAAAAAGCTTTTGGAGCTGTCAAAGCTACTGGAGATCGTCAAGCATCTGTTGCATTCTGGACGGGAGCAATTGCTAAGAAAACGGGTATGACTAAACAATATTTTGCTGATGCAAAATTGAGTCCTACAACGCAATCTAACCAATTGAATTATAGACATTATTTTATTGCAGTGCCTTTTGAAGCTAAAGGTGTAGCGGCAATTTACTAGAACCATAACAAAAGGCTACTGCAAAAGTAGTAGCCTTTTTTTTAAAACCATCGAATGGAGAAATTTTTATACCAAATTCTAACTGTTTTTTTCGTCGGCTTAATCACTTGGTTTTTTGCAAGGCGTAAAAATAATGCTGAGGCTAAAACTGTTGAAATAGAAACCGAAATTAAAGCAGCTGATTTTTACAGAACATTACTTGATGATGCAATGAAACGTTTGGATTTAGCAATTAAAACCATACAAGAACAGGATGTAAGAATTAAGGAATTAATGCTAGAAGTAGAAACAATGACCCATCATGAAATAAGAAAATACAAACAATTAAACGGTAAAGCTGAATGAGTGAATTAGCTAAAAAAACACTTGAAACCGCAATCTCTCAAATTGGTGTTGAAGAAATGCCAAAAGGAAGCAATGCAGGACCCGAAGTAGAAATATACCTAAAAAGTGTAGGACTTGGTCAAGGATATTCATGGTGTATGGCATTTGTGTATTGGTGCGTAAATCAATCGGCTGTTAAAACAGGATTTAAAAACCCTTTAAAGAAAACAGGTGGCGTGATGGATCAATACAATTCTAGACCATTATTATGTACACACTTGCCACAAGCTGGAGATGTATTCATCATGGATTTTGGCAAAGGATTAGGACATACTGGAATAGTTGAAAAAGTAATTGAAAAAACTATTTATACTATCGAAGGGAATACTAACGATGACGGAAGTCGTGAGGGTTACAAGGTTTGCAGAAGAAAAAGAAATATAAAAACTATTAAAGCATTTATACGATTATGAAATCAATAAAAAATATAGTTGTTTGTTTGTTAGTTCTCATCGCATTGGCTAGTTGCGGAAGTAGCAAGCCAATTGTGGTGCAGAATGAAACCACGAAAACAATAACAGAAACGGTACACGATACTGTTTTCAAAATAGAAAAAGACAGCAGTTCTTTAAAAGCCTTACTTGAATGCCAAGGCGGAAAAATTGTCTTAAAAAATGTTATTCAGGGCGAACCAGGGCGCATATTAAAAAGCCCAAAGATTCGCCTATTGAATAACGTAGTTCAGGTAGATTGTGAAGCTCGAGCTCAAGAACTATTGGCACATTATAAAGCTACTCACGAGGTTGTTACTACAGTAAAAACGCCACCACCTATTGAAGTTAATGTACTTACTTTTTTGCAACAATTACAAATTTGGTTGGGCAGGATATTTATAGGATTCCTTCTTTATTGGACAATCAAATTAATTCTAAAAATTTATAAACCTATTTAAGTTATGAAAAACGAAATATTTAAAGCAAACCCAAATTTGGATTGTTACTTTGAGACTACCGATAGTCAGTGTTTTTTTACTGATGCAGATGCTAAAAATCACGCTAAAACATTAGAAGACAAAACCATTAAACCGCATCACAGATATGATTATGAACCAGTTTCACATCCAACAGAAGCGGAACAAAAAACAGAGCTAGTTGAAGCGGTTGCTACTACTGAACCAGTTTTATATCCAACAGAAACGGAACAAAAAACAGAGCTAGTTGAAGCGGTTGCTACTACTGAACCAGTTTTGCATCCAACAGAAGCGGAACAAAAAACAGAGCTAGTTGAAGCGGTTAAACCAAAGGCTAAAAAATAAGCTATGAATAAAGTTTTATTTAATAGAGAAGGCGGCGGTTTGGCACGAAGACTACCAGGCGAAGATCACCTTAGTGGTTTGGTAGTTTACGGAGAGCCTAACCTTGCAAAAACCTTGCTTATAGAAGCCGAACAATTAGAAACATTGGGTATAACACAGGCTACACATCCTGTATTGCATTACCATGTTTTTGAATATTTCAGAGTGAATCCAGGATCTAAATTATACATCGTTTCTATCCTAGATAACGACGGTCAATTTGTTGACATTAAGCAATTACAGCAGTTTGCTGATGCTAAATTAAGACAAATCGGAATTGTAGATTTGGTAACTACGTTTGCTAATTTAAGCACGATGGCAACTACTATCGCTACAGTATTAAACGAGTTGGCAATTGCTAATATGCCATTAAATGCTGTATGGTCAATTCACAGTATCACTCCTGCCAATCTTATTGCTTTACCAAACTTACACACTTTTAATTGTGAAAGATTGAGTATTTGCATCGGTCAAGATGGTTCTGGCCGTGGTAACTACGTTTCGGGAATAGTTGGTAAAAAAGTTGGAATTATAGGTGCTTGTTTAGGTGCCATTTCAAAAGCCAAAGTTCACGAGAGTATTGCTTGGGTTGAAAAACAGAACTTGGTTACAGGAACCTATCCCAAAGCATTAACTGGTAACGTAGTTGTGGCTCGTGAATTAGATGTAGTATCATTTATTGATGGCACATTATTAGGAGATTTAACACCCGCACAGGTG